CTTGCTTTGTAGAACGTATGAGTACTTGGTACGATAACGCGGGATTCATCAAGCCTTCCTGAGAAATAATCCGTCTCATTCCACGATTTACCGCAGAAGAAAACATCCCTAACAGCTCGATTTATCTCGCTATTCTCAATCCGCTCCAAGCCCTGATCCCAGTTTCCACCATCAATACTCTCTTTAAGATCCTCAATAGAAAAATCCTTTTGAGGAAGATACTTTATCTCTTTGGGATCAATCGAATAAACAAGCTTAACGGGCTTTGCAGAATCCATCTCTTTTGTCTCAAGGAATTCTCCCATCTTACAGACACCTTATTTGCACAATCGCGCTTGCGACTGTTGCGACTCCTGTTGTTGCCAGCGCGCTTGCAAGCTGCACACATCTCTGGTAAACAGGCCCGCCGGATGAGCTAATAACACTCGTATACGGCTTGCCCCATCCGCTGTTCGTCACGCAGATGGTAGTAGCAGCAGCATAGCATCCAGGTGATTGCAAAGCGGCAGTAGCGCTCTGTCTCATCGAGACCTTCTTGATCCCACGGACCTGAATCCATCCATGATCACCTGTAGCAGCGCCACTTGCAGCAATCGCCGTTATCGGTACTCCCGCAGGCATGGAAATCAAGCATGTGCTCGGGCCTGTTTGCGCTGCGTCAGGACTCCTCACGCGCTTAAAGATATCCGCCTTCGTCGTAGTGAAGTCCATCAAGCAGCAACCAGCTGCAACAAGAGCTGTCCCGCTCGCATTCTTCACCCAGCGATAGGTGTTTTGAACACCATCCTTGACCTCTTCATACTCCTTCCCCAGACCTTCAAGATCGGTAGTCTCGAGGTCTGTGAGGGCTGTTTGTTTAAGAACATATTTAGCCATTATCAGGCCTCCTTTCTTAAGACGCATACTCCATCGATCCGTGCCGACGCGGTTGCGCGGTAATCAGACCTGGAGTCATGCAAACAATGAACATCACCGATTCAAGTTGGTTGGGAGTTTCTTTCCAGTTGGTTGCATCGAACCACACTTCCGGATGATACGGAAGCTCAATGTGGTTCATGTTCAACAGGAAAACGTGCTTGCTACTCGCGAGTTTTGCGGAATAACTCATCGTAGCACCTTTATACGTCAGAGCCTCGAATCCGAGATCTGCAGCCTGACGCGTAAACGAATTCCGCACAATCTGCAGCTTATCCATAACCTCGTCGTCATACGCCTCATAGATGTCTTGATCCATGAGGATAAAATTCGGAGGTTCCTGTTGCGCATTTACTTTATTGTATGTCGTTCTCAGATCGCTTACGAGATTAACGGCATACGGCTCATGAGTATCTCCGACGATCTTGTTAGCTACACTTGCTGATCCACCGTTATACATGACCCAGTTCCTCCACCAAGCGTTAGTAGCGCGATCAATGTTCCCATTACTCGTGCCGCTTGCTTGGCTATCAGAAGCCGAGCCATCTCCTACAGCAGATTCAGCTGTATAAAGCGGAGCAATATCATACAGCCCATTTGGCTGAGCATCGCCACTATAATACGCTCCCCACTGACACAGATACGTCTCAAGATCCTGCACAAGCGCGTCCCTCGCAGCCTCAAGCCTTCGCATCAAGTAATCCTTGATCTTAAACGGCCCGGAGTTCTTGGCGTCATCAATCAACGATCGATTAACATCTACCAAGAAGTACCTCCAATCCCATCGAGCCATTGTATCAAGCTTCTTGACAGTCTGAGTGAGAACAGCACCCTTGCTGAACCGCTGTGTGGACTTCTGTCCATATCCAACAGTTCTTGTGATGTACTCACCTCCAGTCTGAGGCACGAGGCAACCAAAGTTTTTTAGCGCCGCCCAAAAGATAGTCGCTTCAAGGATGTTGTCAATGACAGCCGCGCGAATCTCATACCAAGTATTCACGAAATCATCATCAAGCGTCCTTGTTAGCGTTGGTAAACTCATTTGATCTAATTGCCTCCATTAATAAAATATTCTTGTTGCTACTTACTCTTGTGAGCGAGGTAGTCATCAATAGCAGAAGAAAGCTCCTGGCGAAAACGCTGCCGAGGATTTCCTTCTATTGCTCCTGTCTCCTCGCTCCCAGCACTTCCTCTGCTTGTTGAAAAAGGTCTTCCAGGATTCCACTGAGGCGGCTCTGTTGGCTTCTCAGTCTCGAGCTCATCCTTACTCGGTTGCTTTGATTCTTCCTCAGCCTTAGCGAGCTTGTAGGCCTGCTCCGGCGTAAGAGTAGGATGCGATGCATGAATCTTCTGAGCCGCAGCGCTATACTTATCAAAGTCCTTGTACTGCGAGCGAGCTCTCTCAACACTCATCCCACTCAAGAAATCAATCATCACTTTCTGCATCGCAGCAATTTGCTTGTTCGAGTCCATGAGTTTCTTATCCATTTCGCCCATCGTTAGCTTGCTTTGTGCATCAAGCGCCTTCCCGACTGTATCGGCCACTATCCCCACCAGATCCTTCTGAGAAAGCTCTTCCGACTGCTCCTTCTGAGAAGGCTCTTCTTTAAGAGCTTCATTCAGAATCCTTGCTATATCCGTTTCCTGCTTCAGAGCTTCCTCGTTCTGCCGGATCCGTTCCGCCTCCTGCTCGAGCCTCTTCTCTTCTTCGCTGAGCAAGTTTTTGTTGGATTGCTCTTCTAAGACCCTCATCTTGGCCTCCAGGAATGCTATCTTGCTGTTCGCTTCCTCGAGCTTCTTGCTCGTCTCGTTCTGCGGGCTTGCTTTCTTTTCCTTCTCGAGCTTTTCCTTCGCTTCCTTTTTCAATTCTTCTACTGTCTTTGCCATCTTTTTCTATCTCCAATTCTTTGATTAATCTTTCTCTTCTAAACTCCCGTGTTCGCCGACGATACTCGAGGTTTATTGCTCGAATCACGTGACTGATGTCTCGCTTTGTTAAGAAGCCGGGATGCGATGCATCCACAGCTATCTCAACTTCGATTCGACCGGTATCGTCGATTCTTGCTGTTATTGTTCTCATGCTTACTCCAATCAGTTGTTCATGTGATCACTCCAAATAACCTATTTCGAGGTCATGCTTCTTCGCATAATCTTTCATCTCCTGCTTGCTATGAAAAAGCTTTCCTTCCGGAGACACATGCTCCAGGAATACCCCATCAGCCGGAAAGACATGAGGAGATACAATCGATGGGACTTTACTCATCACACACTTACATTTCCTGCATTGATACTGCTCATTCCATGTCCGCAGATATATATTATCCTCAATCCTTCCACACATTGGGCATTTCATCTTATAAACCGGCATTTTCTGCTCCTTTTGGCATCTGCGGAGCATTTGCTCCCTTCGATCCACCTCTCGTAAATCCTATAAGCTTCTCAAAAGCTGGATCATTCGCAGCATTTGCCAGATACTCCATGATCTGCGGAGGCATGTTTCCTTGCAGAAGCGGCGCAAGCTGTGTAAGCAGCATAATCGCCTCTACTTTTCTCTCGGCTTTACTGATATCCCGCTTAGCTGTAAGGCTTAGCTCGTACAAGTAATCCCCTGCAATCTCATCCCCAGTAAACCTCTTCCATCCGCTATCCGTAAGCACGCTTCGAGGAGTCTGCCAAAATGCAAACACAACTCGATTAACCTTCTCCATCGTTTCAAGATACAGATCTCGCACCATTTGCACTCGTGGAGATTCTCGCCTCTGCGCTCCCATCGCTACGAGAAGAGCCTCTCCCTTCGTCCTGCGAGTTCCCACATCAAACTCCCCGGCTTGATTGCGAGAGAGGCCTATGATGCTCCTTGCATCCTGCCTATTCGCGTTTGTCTGAAGAGTAAAATCCAGCAGATTCCCAGTCGGCACAGGAACGAGTTTATCCTTTACCTCCGCCATCTCCGCAAACTCAACAGCTCCAACGTTTCCGCTCAGAAGCTTCTGCAGCTTCTCTGGCTTCATGAAATTCGCTGCAGCAATAAACTTAAGAATACTTATCCTTCGCTGCTTCTCCTGTTGCGTAGAGATATCATACTGCGTCGCTTGCAACTGGCCAAGATAATACGCCAACGGCGTACACCAGAAGCATCGAGGATGCTCTACATACGATCCAGTCACAAAAGGGACTCCTGCAACAAGAGCTATGTAATCAAGATCATCCCTCAAGAAACTATTGGAATCCTTACACACCACAAGTACATGCAATGCCCGCCGATCATGTATCTCCCATAACTCGTTAAAGATCGCTTGTGGCCTTTCCTGTCCTGTAGCCCTACGATACTGCTCACGAAACTTAGCTCGATCAACTCCTATATTGAAGTATGAATAAAAGAAATCCTCCATACTCATATTTGGCTTGAGGTCTCTCGTGTTCTTGTATTTGCGATCAGCCTTAATGTCGCTGTTAAGCCGAATAAGCCTATGAGCAATCCAAGGAGCATCCTCCACATCAACCGTCCCCCATGGGACTACTATATCATGCGGTGCGCATGCCCCGACCCAAGGCATCCCAGGCTGGACATTTTTATTCTCAATCCTTGTTCCACGAGTTTGATGAAGCTGCGTCAGTGACATCGATCCATCACGCAGCGCGTATGTCGGATTCCATCCAAACTCGCTGTCATAGCCAATCTTGATGATTGCTTTCCCATACAGATACGAATTGAGGCATGCTCTGTGAACATGCTTCCTCAGCCTCATCTGCCTATGCAGCGTGTTGTCAAGCGATTCCACAAGCGGCGCTCGGCTTACGCCTGCTGGATGCGTTGGAACAACCGTGAACTCAGGATCAAGTGCTCCAGTTGAGCTAAGAATAGTATCTCCCTGCTCAAACACAAGATTCGGGCCACGTGCTGCGTGTCCAGCTGGATCATTATAAAAATTAAGCTCATTCTTTCTCCAAGCTGCTTCGTGAGCAAAGATCTTCCGGTACGCAAGCCCCCGATTAATCTCACTCATCCAATCTTGTGCACTCATCTTAGCCATGTTTCTTGAAATACTCCACTTGCCTCAGCCTCTCAACGGCTTTGGCTTTTGTCTTATAAGGCCCTCCGAGATTCTTTCCTTTCTCAGACCTAACATGCCAGCCGTCTTTTTCTTTCTTAACCATTTTATCCTCTCTTTCACAATGTGAAAGTAAGCAAGTAAGCAGCTTACAAAGCAATCAACGCATCAGCCCTACGAGACTCCATGCTCTCGCGAATCCTTTCCCGCAGGTCATCTTGCGCCACATAATCCTGCAAATACCTATCATCCATATTTCCTCCATCGAACGGATATGTATGCGCAAACGCAAATCTATTAGTAAGCTCTTTAATAATCGTCTCTCCAGCCATCGGATCAACCGGCTTCGGTTCCTTTGCAAGCTTGCTAAGATCCGTCATCTCCACCCAAAACTTACGGTGCATGCTCAATGCATCAAGTATGTCATCATGGCCACTTCTCATGCTCGGACTCCACGCGAGAAGCTCATGCTCCAACTCCTCCATCCATCGCTTAATCAAGATCATCCCATTAGCAAAATACGGCTGAAGTCCAAGAATCCTATCCTCTTTCGATCCAATAAGACTCTTAACCTCCTCCACATAAAACATCTGCTCACTCTTTAGCTGCCGTCTCTTGAGCCAATGAACAAGTGTTCGCTGGTATCCTATCGCCTCAACAATCACTTTCATAAACTTATGCTTTGCATAATGCGAGAAAATAGCATCAATCACTTCGCTGGGGCTCATGCGAGCCCGCGTATAATCAACAACAAAAATCCTCCCGCTCTTCGGTTCAATCGCAGTTGTAAGAATTACATTATAATCCGGATCGCTCGTCTCGGTCTTCTCCGCCGACGCAAGATCTACAGACGTACATGCAAAGCATTCCTTTGGCTTATTCTCCCAGTAATGCACCCACTGGCGCTTGAAGGTTTGATTAATTGCAGCTGTAGGCTTGTTTAGATACATACATGCAAACATGTACGGGCCTTCACTCTTC